AGATTCTGATAATAATAGAAAATATGCAACAGCTCAAATTATTGCAGGTCAACCTTATGTAAGTACACCATTACTTACAGATCAAACTTTAATTATAAGAGAAGCTCAAATTATTCCATCAGGTGTATATAGTAGTAATTCTATTATAGAGTATAGGGACACTGGTTTTATTAATGAATATAATGCAACAAATGCTCAAGGATTGCCTAAATATTTCAGTTATTGGGATGAAGGAAGTATTGTATTAGCTCCAATTCCAGACTTGACATATACCATGCAATTAAATTATACCTTGAAACCAGCAGGATTATCTAGTAATGTTGCTACAACATATTTAAGTCAGCAATTTCCCTCTGGCTTGTTATATGCGTGCCTTGTTGAGGCTTACGGTTTTTTAAAGGGTCCAGCTGATATGATTCAGTTCTATGAACAAAAGTATCAATCAGCATTACAAGGATTCTCTATTGAACAAATGGGAAGAAGAAGACGAGATGAATATCAAGAAGGTTCACCTCAGATTCAAAAACAAGGATAATAATTAGGAGTTAATATGGCTATAACACAAGCAGTTGCAAATTCGTTTAAAGGAGAACTTTTACAAGGGACGCATAATTTTACTGCGGCTACTGGAAATACTTTTAAACTTGCTCTTTACACATCTGCAGCAACTTTAAGTTCAGCAACAACAGTTTATACTTCAACAAATGAAGTAGCTAATACTGGTCAATATGTAACAGGTGGTGGAGTTTTAACAAATGTATCTCCAGTTGTTTCAAGTGGAGTTGCATTTATAGATTTTGCAGATATATCTTTTACTGGAGTTACTTTAACTGCAGCAGGATGTTTAATTTATAATACATCGTCTTCTAACAAAGCAGTTATGGTTTTAGATTTTGGTGGAGATAAAAGTGCAACATCTGGAACATTTACAGTTCAGTTTCCATCTGACACATCATCAGCAGCTATTTTAAGAATCTCTGGTTAATTAGGAGATATCTATCATGGCCAATGCTTGGGGTGAAGCAAGTTGGGGTCAAAACGCTTGGAACCAACAAAGCGATGTTTCTGTTTCAGTAACAGGAACTTTATTAAATACCACACAAGGTCAATTACAACCTTATGTTCCAAATAGAGGTTGGGGAGTCTCTACTTGGGGAACAGTTCCTTGGGGTGGAGAAACAGATGCTTCAGCAAATATTACTGGTCAAGAATTAACAATTGTTGAAGGTGAAGTAGATGCTTCTCCTGATGCATTTTTATCTGGAACACAATTAAATATATTTGCAGGTAGTTTAACTATAACAGGTAATGCAAATATAGATGTTACTGGTCAATTATTAACTACTTCTTTAAGTAGTGTAACTGTTCTTACAGATTCTAATGTAAGTATTACCGGACAAGAATTAACAATTGTTGAAGGTGAAGTAGATGCTTCTCCTGATGCTTTTGTTTCAGGTACAGAATTAAATTTAACAATTAATAGTGTTAATATTTCTATTGTTAATGCTCCAGTTGAAGTTACCGGTCAATTATTAACTGCTTCTTTAAATAGTGTAACTGCTATAACTGATTCTAATATTAGTGTTACAGGTCAACAATTAATAACATCTATTAATAGCGTAACTACTCAAGGTACCGCAGTTGTTAATCTTACAGGTCAAGAATTAACAGCTATTGAAGGTGAAGTAGACCCTTCTCCAGATGCTTTTGTTTCAGGAACAGAATTAACTTTAGCGTTAGCTTCTGTTACAGCTAATGCTTTAACACCAGTTGATGTTACTGGAACATTATTAAATATAAGTTTAAATAGTGTATCTATTACTGGAAATGCAAGTGTTACTCTTACAGGAAATGGCTTGACTATAAGTCAAAATAGTGTAAATCCTCAGTCTTGGGTTGAAGTAAACACCGGAACTGCTGCAACTTGGACAGAGATTGACACAGCCGCATAGATTTAATAAATAATATAAGGAATTAATATGACATCAAGTTATTCTACAGACCTCAAACTAGAACTCATGGTCACTGGCGAAAAAGCCGGTACGTGGGGAGATATTACGAATACAAATTTAAATATTTTACAACAAGCAATTGCTGGATATGAATCCGTTGCGTTAAATGCAACTACGGGTGCAACTTTAGCTTTTACAGATGGTGTTACCTCTAATGGAAAAAATGCTGTTTTAAATTTAACTGGAACTCTTACCTCTTCCGTTAACGTCATTATTCCAGATGGTATTGAAAAAACTTATACTGTAAAAAATGCAACTACAGGAGCTTTTGCTGTTACATTTAAAACTACTTCAGGATCTGGGGCTACTTGGTCTTCTACAGATAAAAGTATAAAATTATTATATTCAGATGCAACTAACATTGTTGATGTAACAAATTCTTTATCAACAATAAGATTACCTAACCAAAATGAAATAAGATTTGGTGATTCTGATAATAGTAATTATGTAGCTTTAAAAGCAGGAACAACAATTGCTACAGATTTAACTTTTACTTTACCTACAGCTGATGGTACTTCAGGTCAAGTAATTCAAACAAATGGCTCTGGAGCTTTGTCTTTTGTTACACCATTTTCAACAGGAAAAGCTATTGCAATGGCAATAGTTTTCGGATAATAATAACGAACGGAGATAAATTATGGCAAATCCAAATATAGTAAACGTAACAGATATAAGAGGTAAAACAACCTATGCAGCTTTAACAACAACTTTAACAACTGTGTTGTTAGCAAATTCTGCATCTTCAGGAAAAGTTTTTAAAATTAATTCAATCATGGTTGCAAACGTAGATGGAACAAATGCAGCTGATGTAACGGTGGACATTAATACTGCAGCAGCAGGTAGTGGTACCTCTTATGCTTTAGCAAATACAATTTCTGTACCCGCAGATGCTACACTAAATTTAATTGATAAAAATTCTTCTTTTTATTTAGAAGAAGATAAATCAATTCTTGGTGGAGCAAGTGCAAATAGCGACCTTGAAATAGTTATTTCGTACGAAGAAATAAGTTAACCCGGAGTTCAAGCTATGGCAAATGGCGGAATTATCGGACCAAATGTAGTAATTAACGGTCAGACTACAACATCAACAATTACATCATCATCTACATTTACCACACGTTGTGGACAACAAAATATCCTTTTAGCAATGGTTGCTGGAGGAGGTGGTGGAGGAAGAGATAATGGAGGAGGTGGTGGAGCAGGAGGAATGATTTTAACTCCTATTTCAGGTATTCCAGTTACAGGATTAACTTCTTATCCTTTAGTAATTGGAGCAGGTGGAGCAGGAAGTTCTTGTTCAGGAAGTCAAGGAAGTTCTGGTTCAGATTCAACAGGTTTTTCGTTAACGGCTAAAGGTGGTGGTGGAGGAGGAATAGGAAATCCTAGTGCACCTGTTGGTCCAGGTACTCCTGGAGGATCAGGTGGAGGAGCTGGTGCTAATAATAATCCTGGAATAAATGGAGGTACAGCAACCCAACCTACACAACCAGGAAATTCTGGAACTTATGGTTTTGGAAATACAGGAGGAGCAGGAGGAAATAATCCTACTAGATCAAGTGGAGGAGGAGGTGGAGCAGGCGCTGTTGGAGCCAAAGGTGCTGGTCCAGGTGGTACTGGAGGAGCTGGTGGAGCTGGAAAAGATACCTCTCCAATAATTAGTTCAGGAGGAATTTATGCAGGTGGTGGAGGAGGTGGTGCAATAAACTGTGGAGCTGGTGGAGCTGGTGGACCAGGTGGAGGTGGAAATGGTGGAGGATCAGGTTCTGCAACTTGCGGTACAGCTAATACAGGTGGAGGAGGTGGAGGAACAGCAAACTTTCCAGGTATAACAAATGGAAAAGCTGGAGGGTCAGGAATTATAGTAGTTCAACAACCAGCATTCGCACCTGGAGTCTGGTCACTGCAATGTCAATATAATTATAAAAAAGCTGGGCAATGGACTGCAACAGCAACAGTATCAGTAGATTATTTAGTAGTAGCAGGTGGAGGAGCAGGAGGAACATCAAGAACTACATCTGGTGCAGCAGGAGCTGGTGGTGGTGGAGCCGGAGGTTATAGAACTTCATTTCCAGGTGGTACAAAAATTTTATTAGATTTAAATTTGTCTTATCCTATTACAATTGGAGCAGGAGGTGCTTTTTCTCCGCAACCTGCACCAACATCTGGATCTCCAACTAATGATGGAAGCCCATCAATATTTTCAACTATTACATCAACTGGAGGAGGTGGAGGCACTAGTTGGATAGGTAATGCAGGAAGACCTGGTGGTTCAGGAGGTGGAGGTGGAGCTGGTTGTGGAAGTCCAGGTACAGGTGGAACAGGTAATACTCCGCCAGTAAGTCCATCACAAGGAAATAATGGAGGAAATGGTGGTGGATCACCAAATTATGCAGGTGGTGGAGGTGGTGGAGCTGCAGCAGTTGGAGGAAATGCTCCTCCAACCACAGGAGGAACAGGAGGTGCAGGTTCACCTAATTCGATTTCTGGTTCAGCAGTAACCTACGCAGGAGGTGGAGGAGGTGGTACATATTGTACAACTAATTTTGGTTCAGGTGGAGCAGGTGGAGGTGGAAATGGCGGAGCTGGAACTGGAAATAATCCTGGTTCAGGAGGAACAGTTAATACTGGAGGCGGTGGAGGTGGTGGAGGTTCTTCTGGAGGACCACCTAATGGATTAGGAGCAAACGGTGGTTCAGGAATTATTATTATAAGAGCCCCAAGTTCAGCTAATTTAGGAGCAAGTCCAGGAACAAATACAGTAACTACATTGCCAGCCCCAGCAGGAGGTTGTAAAGTAGCGACATTTACTGTATCTGGAACACTTACAACATAAAAATTTATGCACTTTCAATTTAATAAAATATGGTTTATAATAAACAATAAGGAGTAAATAATATGGCACATTTTGCAGAAGTAAACAGCTACGGTTTAGTATTAAGAGTTGTTGTAATAGATAACAATGACGTAAACGCAAATGGCGGCGATCAATCAGTTGGAGCAGAGGAAAAAGTTAAATCTATAGTTCCTTTCACATCTGGTAATAGATGGGTTCAAACTTCTTATAATAATAATTTCAGAAAACAATATGCTGGAATTGGTT